AATTTTACTGGTGGCCCAAAAGGTACTAAAACTCAAATGTATAGGGATTTTGTTTCGTATATCCAACAAGGACGAGTAAGAGTACCTAATCCTGAACATTTAAAACCCAATGAAGCTAAATTGATGCATAAATGGACAAAAGAACATATAGACCTAGAATATACTATGGATGCAGCGAATAAGACAGAAAAAATTGCAGCACCAAGTGGAAGACATGATGACTATTGTGATAGTTCTGCAATGGCCATACATGCTACTTTGAGTATGTTACCTATGTCTGGTAATTTTGGACAAAGTATTGTTTCACGGCCTATAAATCGAAATATGTCGAGTCGAGGAAAGCATACAAATACCCCTCTTTTTACTACTACACGCCGTAAAGTTACCCTAAACAAACAAACTTTAAGGAATTTATGACAAAAACTTTATATACTCATTATGATTAATTATTTAAAGCCATGTCGTTTATAGATAATATTAGACGCCGTTTTGCTTCTGTCGGAAGTAATCCGTCGTATAAGGAAGACGACCCACGAAGCTATGGAGCGGGTGTTATACAACGATTAAAAATTAATCGGGGTTTTGGTGGGCAAGAAAAAGATTTCGAACCACACATTGGGAAAAATAGAACGTATATGAATATATACCTTTCTGACCCTATTATCAGAACTTTGATTGATTTACCCTGCTTATACGCTGTAAAAGACAATTTTGATATTGTTACCGAAGACGACAGTGTTCGTGAGGAAGTTGAAGAAATGTTTAGAGACATCAATATAGAAAATATTCTATATGGGTGGTTGAGAAATGCACGTATTTTTGGTACTAGTTATTTAGAGTGGACAGGAGACAATTTAGTTTTAAGGTCTAGTCAAAATATGTATGTCAAAAGAAATGAGCATGGACAAATAATGTATTATTATCAAAAAGTAGGTGAAGATAAAGAAAACGTTAGATTCGAAGAACCAGAAATTATAGAATTAAAAAATAACAGTTTCGATGATTATGCTTATGGTTTGTCAGATATACACCCTATTATTTATTTGGTTGATTTAAAAGATTACGCTGAAAGAGATATAGGAGCAGCCCTTAATAAATATGCTTCTAGTCGTTTTGATGTCAGTGCAGGTTTACCAGATATGCCTTATGGCCCTGATAAAATAAACGAAATTGTAGATGCCTTTAATAATTTAGCACCGGGTGAAGATATTATTCATGGAAACGACATTATGATTAAAGAATTACAAGGAACACAAAGAGCCTTTGAGTATGGAAAATATACAGATGACATACTCGATAAAATACATATGGCTTTGAAAGTTCCTAAAACTATGTGGACAGAGCCCGAAAGAGCACGTCCTATTTTTGAACCATATGTAAGATATTTACAGACTATGGTAGAGGGAGCACTTAATGCCCAGTTAATGCCTCAATTAGAAAAAGGCGACGCTAAGTTTAAGTTTAGGCAAATTAATGTAGAAGATGCATTCACTAAAGCTAAGACTGATATGATATATCTGTCTGAAGGAGTATTATCACCCGGCGAAGTTAGAGAAGAGCGTGGTCTTGACCCTGAAGGAGTTGTAGAATTAGATATGGAAACTTCTGAAGATATTAAGGCATCTCCTATCAAAAAAGAACAGAGTGATAAGAATGTAAACATTTCTGGAGGAAAAGACCAAGATAAGAAAGAAGAATCCTCTAGAGCACAAAATAGGGGTAATAAGCCCTCCGCAAACGCAACAGGAGATAGAGCATGACATTTGAAAAATGTATGATACAAACCAAATCAAACCTGAAGAAGAGGGGTTTTGATAACCCTGAAGAGATAGCAGCTGGCATGTGTAGCATGTGGGCTGAAGAAAATGGTGTTGAGCGGGAATTTGCAGAAGGTAGTAAGTCATCGGAACCAACACAAAGGACATTTGCTTTACAAGTGGCTAATGGTGAAGATATGACATTTTCCAGTGATGAGGGAATCGAATCTGTAAAGTTTCCCGTAATCGCTATTACATCCGGACCTCATGAGTATGAGGTAAAAGGAGAAGAACATAAAGTTTATATTGAGGGAGGTATGTTGAAGGACAACCTAGAAAAGTTCTCAGAACTCCCAATTTATATTGACCATCAGAGAACAACTGAGGACTTAATCGGCATGGCAACGAATCCTGAGTTAATCAAGATGGATAATGGAAAGACAGCAATCAAGATGCTAGCAACAGTATCTAATAAATATGGTCGCGGTCAAGAAGTGATGGACAAAGTCAAGGACGGGGACATGACTCACGTCAGTATTGATTGGTTTTCCAATGATATTGATGTGATGGGTGACACATACGCCACTAACATTCGTCCCACAGAGGTAAGTTTCATTGACAATGAAAAAATGGACCCCGTCTGTAAAGAATGTACAATAGAAGAAGGAAAGGAATGTGACGCACAAGTATCTGAAGACGACCGCGACTGCGGTTGTGGTGGTGAAGAAGAAGCATGTGCATGTGAAGACGGGAAAACAGAGGTAGAAAATATGTCAGAAGAGACAAAAGAAACAACTGTAAAATCCGACGCAGAGAACATTGTCGAACGCGAGTTCGCTTCCCTGCGCTCACAACTAGAAGAAGCAGAAGCATCTAAAAAAGAAATCGAATCAGAATTCAAAGCAGCAATGAAGGAATTAGAATCTTTCAAGAAAGCAGAAGAAGAGCGATTAACTAAAGAAGCAGAAGCACGAAAAGTTGAAGCAGTAGAAGCAATTATATCCCGCGAGGTCTTATTCGGTACACTCGAAGAGACAGCAAAGGAAGCTCGTGTAGAGGAACTATCTGCATGGGATGAATCCAGATTGACTGGGTTCAGCGACGCTCTAGCAGCAATGCCAGAGCCAAGCAACGATGTCGAAAGGTCTTTCGGAAAAGGTAAAGCAGCTGATGAAGGTGAAGTACCAGAAACCGAGAGAGAGTTTGGCATGAAGTACGTAAATGGTAGAGTTACATTAAACCCTGCTGTTTATAAAAGAGGTGACTAAAAATGGCAACAGAAGTTTTAGTAAACGATGGTGGTGCACCAGCAAGGATTATTCCTTTCACAGCTGGAGCCGTCATATCAGGTGGTCACTGTTTAGAGATGGAAGGAGATGGGGAAGTAGACCCATCACCTAATGCAGCAGCAGTAAATACAATTGGGTTCGCCCTAACCGATGCAGCATCAGGAAGTATAGCTTCCGTCATAACAGGCAGAGGGGTAGTTATAAACGCCCTATGTACAGGTGCAATAGATGAAGGAGAAGCTTTAATAGTTGATTCAGCAGCAGCATCAGAGGATGGAGTTTTGAAAGCAGGAACAACCGCAGGTGCAGTTGTAGCTATTGCTTTAGAAGCACGCGCATCCGGAAAAGGTTACACGAAAGTGTTAACCCACTAGAGGTATATAGATGGTAGACGCAACACCCGGTCTTTTGACCACGATGAACACAGGCTCAGTTAATGGCGGTGTTGGCGAAAGAGTATTAATAGATTATAAACAAGCAATAATGGACTATAAAGTCGCAGATTTGCCTGTTATGTCTTTTTTCGCTGAACCAATGTCAACTGATACTGGAGGTAATATTGATATTACCCTAGCAAAACCTTCCATGAAAATGGAACAAATAAACGAAGGAACAACTCCTGAATACCAACACACAAAGCTACGCTCCGAGCGTGTCTCTGTGAAAGAATGGGGTATTGCAGTAGGTGTTACCCGAAGAATGATAGAAGACTCAAGATTCAACGAAGTTGAAATGGCTTTGAATGAAGCACGCAGAGCAGTAGACCGCCACTTGACCGACCACGTCGTGAAAGTAATTTTCGGTGGAAATGCAGCTGATGCAACATTTGGAACCATCGCAATCGATGAAACAACCGCAGAAAGTGCAATTACAACTTTCGCAACAAACCCTCAATCCGGATTCTACGGAACTGGAATGGTGGCTGGTGACATTGATGCAGCAACATCCCGTTTGGATTCATATGGTAACGAATCATCCACAAGATTGATTCGAAACTCATACGTTCGTGCCGCAGGAGATACAGCAGGAGACTTAGCTCTCTCTGATATTACCCAAGGTATTGACAGAGTCTCAACTCGCGGATACAACGCAACACACTTGTTTATCTCCCCAGCCGCTTACAAGTCCTTATTAGACTTGGGCGACTTCGTTACTGCTTTCACAGCAGGACAAGGAGAAGCCGGTGGTGCAGCTAATCCAACACAAGCAGCCATGATGCCGGGAAGTCCTGTTAATAAAACAGCTTCAACTGGTTTGGTTGGTTCAATTTATGGATTAAATGTAGTTGTAAACGCTTGGGTCCCATCAACCAGATTTGGTGTTTTAGACCTTTCAACTAAGCCTATGGTTTACGTAGAAAGAAGACCACTCACTGTAGAAGAGGCAAATCCCGGATTCGGAATTGTCGGTTCTTACATGTCTATGAGATACCTC